AAAAATCTTCAAATAATTTCAAAAAAAAATCTCAATATTTTTTACTGACGATGACCGAACCTATCCTTTTAGAAGAAAATAACCGCCACACTTTTTTTCCTATTCAACATCAAGACTTATATGCTCTGTATAAAAAACAATTAGGTTGTTTTTGGACGACTGACGAAATAGATATGAGTAAAGATAGAGATGCTTTCGCAAAATTAAGCGAAAACGAACAACATTTTATCAAAAGTATTTTAGCATTTTTTGCCGCCAGTGACGGTATTGTAATGGAGAATATTGTTGGACGTTTTATGGAAGAAGTAAAATTAAGCGAGGCGAGAGCGTGTTACAGCATACAAACTTTTATAGAGCAAATACACAGCGAAACTTATTCACTTTTGATAGATACAATTGTGAGAGAAAAGGAGGAAAAAGATAAGTTATTTAATGCCGTCCATAATTTCCCAGCGATAAAAGAAAAAGCAGACTGGGCGATGAAGTGGATAGGAGATAGGAAAAGGTCATACGGAAGTCGCCTTGTTGCGTTTGCCTGTGTGGAAGGCATACAATTTTCGGGGGCATTCTGTGCTATTTATTGGTTAAAAAAACGAGGGGTTGCGATGAATGGTCTAACTTTCAGTAACGAATTAATTTCAAGGGACGAGGCACTTCACGTAGAAACTGCTGTATGTTTGTATCACAAATTACAGAAAAAACCAAGTCTGGAAAAAATCAAAGAAATTATCAAAGAAGCGGTTGTATGCGAAAAGCGATTTATTTGTGAGGCGTTGCCCTGCCGATTACTGGGAATGAATGAAAAAATGATGAGTGAATATATTGAATTTGTCGCAGACCGTTTATGCTCTCAATTGAAAATAAAAAAAATATTTAATACAGGAAATCCATTTGAGTTTATGGAAAGTATTTCAATTGAGGGAAAGACTAATTTTTTTGAGAAACGAGTTAGTGATTACGCACTTGCTACAAAGACGAAGAATGGTAAGGAGTTTGATTTTAATTTAGATTTTTGATAATCTTTTCACTCAAAGGAACTCTCACATTAGGGTCGTCACTTCTAAACCAACTTTTATCAATAACTTTATTCAAAGTTTCTTTTTGGCGAAGAGGTATTAAATCAATTGCTTTAAAATCACCTTCAAAATCACTATCATACACAAAATCCCCTCTTCCATCTTCCAATTCTTTAATTTTTCTTTTCTTTGTTGTTTGATTACACCAATAATCTATTAGTGTATAATGAAGCATTTTAGGTGTAATTTTGGTAATAATAATAATACAATAACTTTTTTTATTTTTTCGTTCCCTCCAAGTGTTACAATCTTCAAATACACCAACTCTAAAATTATCATATCTTTCTGCTTTTTTTGGATATTTGGGAATGAATGATAAAATATTACTCATTACCAAATCGTCAAAATAATATTTTTTTTTTGGATTATAATCTTCGGGAAGTCTTATTTTGCTGATAAGAGCAAACGCCTCGTCATTTTGTGTGTAGAAATCGGTGATAGTCGTCATCGTATGCTGTTAGAGATGTTGGAGGATTTTACTTTCAATTTTATTTTAAATCAAAAAAATCCAAAAATCCAGTTTTTGCCCCCTGTTTTAACAAACTCCTTATAATATACCTACCCGACCACTTTGTGATTTTAGGGGGCAAAATTTGGATTTTTGGATTATTTGAGTTATTCAATAAAAATATAAAAATAGGATTTCGTCATACAAATTATAACCTATAAATATATATGGCGTCGTTTAACCCAGTCCAGCGACCAACAGAAACACCCACACTTACAAATGTAAATCAAACAATTCAAGGAGCGGAACACCCAATAGCAACACAATTCGTAGGAAATGTTATACAAACAGCGATGAGAAAACTGATTGCTACAAACAAAATTATACAAAATACACAATTACGACAAGACCAGCAAAGATTTCGCCAACAAAGAGCAGGATTTACTCTTCAACCTACCACTTTAAATTCTTTATTAATGGACGAACAAAGAAATATGAGATTAGGTGGTATTCGCTCCCCAATAAATAGAAACTAATTTTTGTCTTTTTCTCTCTTTAATATATAATGAAAATCGTTCAAAAACCAGTAAAACTACCGCATTTAGTGAAGGTCAATCACACACCAGCAGGAGCAGACCACCCAGTTCGTCGCCCACACCCAATAAAAGATAGTAAGTTCTTTCGTATGAAGAAAAAACCAAAAAGAAGTAAAAAATAAATATACAAAATATATATAATGAGTGAAACAATTGACGGACAATATGCTACTAACGAAGATGCCGATTTTTTTGAAACAAGCGACCCATCTTATTATGAAGAAAGCGGAGATGGCGAACAATTGTATTTAGAAAGTGTGCTTCCTCACGCATACGACCCAACTTTACAACCTTTTAATACACAGGGTGTAAATCCAAAAAAATATCCCGAACAAGACGAATATGGTTTCCACCCGAAAATCAATAATCCCCTTCAATATACCTACGATAATGCTGACCCGTATTTTCAACCCGAAAATAGAGATTTAATCCACTTTCAATAAAATAATATAATATATATATACAGATGCCTTCTCATCATTTAAACGATACAGAAAGAAGCAGTCAATCTATTTTTCTCCACAGTAACGATGCTGTCGTTTCAATAAGTGATGCCGAAAAAATATTTTACTTACAGGAAGCAATCACAGCACCAGCAGGTTATAGATTAATTATAGGTTTAACTAATCTTACGATGCCGAATAGTATGTATAATATTGTAGATGGAAAAAATACAATAACAATTAACAGCACAGAATACACAATAACCGCTGGTAATTATAGTGCGGAAGATTTAGTCACAGCAATAAACGCTCAAATTACGGCAATCGGTTCTGTAAGTTTTGATAATATTGATAATGTTTTTACATTTACATTTACCGACCCAGCGGTAATTAATTCAACAACGATGGAACGACCGCTGGGTTTAACAGGACAATTGCCTACAAGTTCAGGAAGTTCTTATACTGCGATAAATATCTGTGATTTGGGAGGAACAACAAATATATATATTCGCATACGAAATCTTACGATGAATAATTTAGATAGTAGAGGACGAACAAATAATATAATAGCGAGTATCGTAAATAATACAAATTACGGAGGATATATATTTTTCGTCCCACCCGAAGTTTTATATTACCAAATTACAGAGCAGAGTATAGGTCATCTTGATATAGAATTAACAGACCAAGAAGGAGAACTGATAGATTTGAATGGAGCAAACTTTAATATAACTTTAACAATCCATTACGTCAAGCAGAGAGAGAGTGCTTTTAGAAATACTTTGTTAAGAGAAATACGAGATACATATTCAAAAATAAAAGAAGCAGAAAAAAAAAATCCTTCGTAATTATATAATAAGATATGGCGATTTTCGGTATGAAAACAAAAAAACTTCAAAAGTTCGGTGCTAAATACGCAAAAGCAGGATTATTCGGTTTGAAGAATGGCGGACGATTGGCGTTCGCAGCGGGGACGATGAGCGGTTCTCCTCAACTTATGGCGGCGGGTTCGGCGGCACAAGCAATCGCACAAGGAATAGAGAAAATGTAATATTTTTTATAGTATAATATAATATATGGAAGACACATCTATAATTTGCGATTACGTAACCCTTTTTATAGAAGATGGAACAGATACAGTTGGAAGCGATACGGCAAATGGATTATTTGTATGGAATATTCCTAATACCGCATATTATTTCAAAGATAGAGGAAGCGTCTGTTTGATGAGTATTGCTGATGCGATGCTTCCCCGAGATGTGGGAGAAAATATTGTAGTTATGACGCAACAAGGTTTTAATGGTATGGTGTCGCAGGTGGATAGTGCGACGGCAGATAAAATAAATAGTGATTTAGCAGTTTTAGGAAGTTTCACAAATTTTACAAGTTCAGGAATAGGAACTTTTGAAACAAAATATAAATCACCACAGACTATAAAACTATTGACCCCCGCTAAACCACGACAAGTAAAATTACAATTTTTTAAAGAAGATAAAACACCATTAGATATGAGTTCTGCTCCGTTAGATGAAGCGGGACATATCACAATCAAGTTTGAATATTTTAATCCTGAACGATTAAATAACGTAATTTACTCACAGGAATATAAATCAGCGTTTTAAAAAAATATGTATAAATAATATATAATGAAAGACTACGACCCGAGCATAATATGCGATTATGTAACCCTATTTATTAAAGATGCGGACAATCACCCTGAAAGTGATATGAATGATGGAAAATGTTGTTGGAATATTCCATATAATGCTTACTATTTTAAAGATAGAGGAAATGTCTGTTTGATGAGTGTAGTAGATGCTAATTTAAGTAAAAATGTCGCAGATTGTGCGATTTACACGCAAAAAGGTTTTAATGGTATTTGTAGTGATAAAAACGATTTTGAAAATAAAATACAAGATTTAGCGATGCTTGGTTCTTTCTCTCATAATTTTAATGATAGTGGAAACTATGTAACAGAATATCAAACTCACCAAAATATAAAATTATTGACCCCAGCAAGACCAACTCAAATACAATTATATTTTTACGACGAAACAAGAACAGCGATAGGATTTACAAGCGGAGGGGCGAATAATGATTTAGGACACGTAACAATCAAGTTTGAATATGTAAATCCCGATGAATTGGAAAAAAATATAGTAAAGCAAGAATACGGAGTAGCATTTTAAGCAAAATATAAAAATAAAAATGAATATTTTTTTTATATATTGTAATAGTATATAATGAGTGCTTCAACCCAGCGATTGAATTATTCCCAAGTCCCTCCACGAGCGTCCAGTTCTCGTGCTATTAGAAATGAGATTATCCCTACAAACAACGGAACATACACTATGAACTCGCAGATAATTTTTGACCTTCCTGCGAACCTTAACAATACTTTCTGCGATTTCCAGTCGTCTTACGTAAAACTTACTGTTAATAATGGTAATGGTGCTGATATTAAATTTCACGGTGGCGGATTTCCTACTTGTATTAAGCAAATTGTGCTTGAATTAGGCGGTCAAACACTTTTCTCGTGCGATAATTGGAATACGCTATACGAAATGATGCTTTCGCTTGATACTTCTATTTCGTTCCGTAATAATGCGGGACAGCGTCTTTTCGGTGCTGGTGGCGATTTTGATGGTGCTACTATTACCCACACAAATAACAACAGTCGCCAAGTTTGTTTCCCGCTTGTTCTTACTCCGCTTATGGCGAACAGATATTTCCCGCTTATTGGTAGGGACAGACTTCGTATCCGTTTAATCCTTGATACTTCTGCGAGGTCTTTGCTTGGTGCTGCGACTGATGCCGAAGTTACTATTACCGATGTTGCCCTTGTGACTTATAATTTGGAACTTGGAAGTGACGTAATGGCGATGGTGGCGGCAAATTCGGGTGGTTCTTTTAAAATTGCGATGCCTTCCTACCAGCATCACCAAGAAAGTTTAAGTAATACTGCGACTTCACTTGTTGCTACTCTTGGTTTTAGTATGAGTTCGCTTAATCGTATTCTTGTAGCACAAACACGACAAACTGCGGTCGCTGCGAATAACCATATTGGTAATCGCTCTCGTCTTCGCCTCAATAGATTTTTCGTGACGATAGGAGGAGTGAAGTATCCTATGCGTGACGTTCAGGATTTGGGTGTTGCTGCGACCACAACTGGTGCGGGTGCTGAACCTTTTGCGGAGGCACTTATTTCACAGAGGGCGTTGTGTGCTTGGACGCACGACAGTTCAATCGCTGCCGACGGTGGTTTTGCTATTTTGGAAGGTGCTGGTAATACTTCGGGTGCGACTGGTTCGTTCTTAATTGACCTTGATTTAGAAAGTCAAAGGGTCGCTGGTGGCGAGAGTTCGCTTGGTTTAGTAGCAGGTGTAAATTGTGTGGGACAAGTCGTCCAACTTACCCTTGAATATGCTGCTGCTGCTACAAACGACCACGTTGTAGATGTTTTCGGCGAACACACTATTCTTTGCTCTCTTGACCTCAATACTCTTACTTGGTCTATCGCTGTATAAAAAGACAAAAAGATAATATAAAATAATTTTACAAAAAAATATTTTATATTATATAATGGTAAGCAAAGAGCATTCTGCTTTATTAGCACAGGCAACATATCAATTAGGGGAAAAAGGTGTATCAAAAGGTGACCGAGTAGCAAATGCGAATAAAATGGTGGAACAGACTGGATATGTAGTAAATGATAAACATTCAAATAGTGAAATAACAACCTATCAACATAAGGACGACCCCAGTAATGTTTTTATCGCCCATAGAGGGACGAAAGTTGATACGGATAGACGTAATAAAAATTTTAATGATGTTACGGCAGATTTAATGTTTGCTGTTGGATTAGGAGGACACGACGCAAAAATGAAACGAAGAAAAAATAAAACAAATAATATAATAAAAGCATTAAACCCCGAACAACTACATTTAGCAGGTCATAGTTTAGGTGGAGGTTCAGTTAATTACACCATAGCAAAGTCAAAAAAAGTGAAAGATAAATTAACAAGTGCGAAAACATTTAATGCGGCGGCACACCCAGTTTTTGCGAACGATAGTGCTGTTTCCAAAAAAGTCAAAAAAGATTTAGAAGAAAAAGTAGAACATCACCGTATTAAGAATGACCCAGTATCCGCAGGATTTTTGACGAATGTTCCGTTTGGTAAATTAAAAACTCATAGCATAAAACACGACCCCTCAAAAGGAAAATCTTTATTTCAAAATATAGTAGAAGGAAGCACGGCAATAGGCAGGGCAAAAAGATTTACAGAAAAGGGGATACACGCACATCTAATATCACACTTCCACGATGGTTCTATTAAGAATAAAAAAAATAAAAAGAAATAATAAATGAACCATTTAGAATTATTTGCTGGAACAGGAAGTTTTGGAAAAGTCAGTAAAAAAAAAGGATATAATGTAATAAGTTTGGATATAGATGGGCGTTCAACAATTACAGAAGATATTTTAAAATGGGATTACAAAATATACCCCAAAGATTATTTTTGTCTTATTACAGCATCTCCACCTTGTGATGATTATAGTATTATGAATAATTGTCGTCCTGAAAAAAAAGATAAGGATTTAACACACGCAGATAATCTTGTAAAAAGAACATTAGAAATAATTGAATATTTTAATCCTAAAATATGGATAATAGAAAATCCACAAACAGGTAAGTTAAAGAATAGAGAATTTATGGAAGGGATAAATTATAATGATTGTGATTATTGTAAATATGGATTTGGTATAAGAAAGCGAACGAGAATTTGGAATAATATTCCCAATTTGTCTTTAAAAAAATGTGAGAAAGATTGTGGGTTAGTAAAAGATGGGAAGCACCCCAGTTTTAGATATTTAAATAAAAGTGGAATGAACCGACTGGATTTAAGACATACAATTCCTGAAAATTTAATAGAGGAACTTATATATATATGACTTGTGTTAATTTAACAGAAACAGGATTATTAGCGTTGTGTGGAATGGTGATAGGATTTGTAATATCTTTTTGTAAAACAGCAGAGCAGTCACGGTGTAAGAATATAAAGTTTTGTTGGGGAATAGTGGATTGTGTAAGAGAACCTTTATCAAATGATACAATATTACAGATGAACGAAAATATACAGGAAAATCCTTCACAACCCAATAATCCAAATATTGCCCCCTAAAAACACAAAGTGTTCGGGGTGGGTATATTATAAGGGTTTGTTAAAACAGGGGGCAATATTTGGATTTTTGGGTTATACTTCCACATCAACTCCCGCATTATGAAAATCTGCTTCTATATTTTCTCCACAGCATTTACTGGTAGTATTACATCTCATTCTGTATATTTTGTAGGCAATAATAATAATTAAGAAAGAACACGCACCCTCCAAAGAATATTTTGTCGCATCTTCCATTTAATATATGTATATATTATATGAGTAAAACATTATTCAATACAAATACTTTTCAGTCCAAAAATGTAAGAAATAGTGATGATGTGGGAACGCTAAAAGTAGATACATTTAAGGCAACAAATGCTATATTAACAAATATTACAAATACGGAGTTACAGGCGGCGACTGCTGGTGTAGCAACGAACGCAAGTAATATTGCGACGAATACAAGTAATATATCTACAAACGCAGGTAATATTGCGACGAATACAAGTAATATATCTACCAACGCAGGTAATATAGCGACAAATACATCAGCAATAGCGGGAAAGCAAGACGCACTAACCACAGGAGATGGAATAGATATAACAGGCACAACAATATCATTTGACGGAACACTAACCCAAGATGTAACGACATCAGGTTTTGTAAGAGCAAATAATTTAGAATATTTAGATGGTGGAGTAGTTACTGACGTTAAAACCAAAATAGATGCGAATGCTTCGGCAATAACAGGAAAACAAGACACACTAACAGAAGGAAACGGCATAGATATTACAAATAATACAGTAACATTTGAAGGCACTTCCGTAACAGGAGATATTACCACAACAGGGACAATAACAGGAGCAACTATGAATTATGTAGATGGTGGAGTAGTAACAAATATTAAAGATGAAATAGCAACTAAACAAGATATATTAACACAGGCAAATAATGGGGGGACAAATATAACAATAAGTGCGACTGGTGTAATAAGTGCGACAGGTGGTGGTGCGACCTATACGGCAGAAGCAAATGGAGGATTAGCAGTAAATGCGAGTAACGAGTTCAGTATAGATTTAACAAATAGTAATTCTCGTTTTGATTTTCCGCAACGAATAAGAATAGAAAATGATAATACACCACAACTATTAATTGAACCCGCATCAAACACGGGACAAGATGCGGAATTAGAATTGAGAGGAGCAAGGAACGGAAGCACAACCTCCTTTCAAGCAAGACTATTATTTTCTAACTACGATAATGATTTAGGAGGAACGAGAAGTATGGGCGAAATTGTTGGAAAAGTAACAGACCACACATTAAATTTTGGGGGATTAGGATTTTATTATTATCCAATAACGCAAATAAGGACGCAAGGTGCTTTTTTATCAGGTGCGGGAAATTGGACTTTTGGAACATCAGTCCAAAATAATTATAAAGTTCAGGTAGAGGGAAATACAAATACAACAGGTAATGCGGTAATTGGTGGAACATTACAAATAAACGGCATATCAAATGTGAGGACAGCAATAGAAGGAAAGCAAGACACTATCTCCGCATTATCGGGTGGAGGATTAGCAATAAATAATAATGAAATATCAGTAGATTTTTCAAATACATCAGCACAGGTAGATATTCCCCAGCGAGTAGTAATAGAAAATAATTCTACCGCCCAGTTAATAGTAAAAAATTCGTCAAGTGGTAATAATGCGGCGATTACAATAAGAGGAGAAAATAATTCAACAAGCGAAAGACAAGCACAGTTACGATTTGAAAATACTTTGAGTGGTTCTACTAACGATTTAGCAGAAATAGCGGGAGTGGTTACAAATGCTGGTAGTAATATAGGGGGACTAACATTTTATAATTTTGCTGACGGAAGCACTCGGGCGGAGGCGATGACGATGAATAATAATGGACGATTTCATTTTGGTTCAACATTTCAAGATACTTATAAATTACAGGTTACAGGAAATACTAATTTTACTGGTGATAATATTAATGGTGGTAATAGTTATATAAAACAAGGTTTAATATTAGACCCGTTTGATATGGGTTCAACAACATTTACAAATGGAAGGAATGATAGTGCGGCGAGTGACGCATCTCGTGAAAATATATATATAAAGTTTGCCCCCGATGCTGGTGTGAGAGATGACTGGATTTATTTAAGAAATATTGGTGGAACGAATACAGGACATCTTGCTTTTGATTTCCACGACGATAATAACGATGTAAGATTTAGCATAAGAAATGTTCGTTCATCAGGTGTAACCACAGATGTAATCACAGAAGTATTTAAAGTATTATCAACAGGAATTACGGCGAATACTTCCATATACAGGACACCACAACAAGCGTTTTATAATTTTGGTAAAACATCTATGAGTAATAATAGGTTTGGTAATGGTAATAGATTTGTTGGGACAAGTTCAATTAGAGAAACAGGAACATCATTTTCCAGTCACAGTAACGGGAGCGTAACAATTTCTCAAAATGGATATTATAAAATAAGAGTGGGTGCTAATCCAGTAACAGATGGATATAATGACCGCCTCGCATTTGCGGTATATTTGCTGATAGGTTCAACGGATTATTTCCAAAATCAAAATTATAATTTTCACGGATATTCATATACTCGTAATTCCAGCGACGGAGCATTTGGTAATATAAATTTTGAAGATTGTATTTATATTTCAAGTGGGACAGCAATTCAGGTGCGAACAAAGTTAGATACAAACAATCGTAATTTTGACGACCAATTAACAAATAGTCAAATGGAATGTTATTGTAATTTACAGATAGAGAGAATTGCTGAAACAGATATAAGTTAATAAAATATTCTAATAAGTCTTTTCTCTCTTGGTAGTTTTAAGCGAACCCATCTTTTAGGTATTTTAATTTTAAAATATTTTCCAACAAACTTACTGATATAATGTGTAATTTCTTGTGGTAATTTGTCTTTAAAAAATCTTCCAAGAAGTTTATGAGTTGTAATTTTTTTATCATTCATATATATATATGAGGAGGAGTAAATATACGATAAAGTTTGAAAAGTTATATGGGGATATTCCTGATAGAAAAATCCCAACATTAGCGAAATATTTTGGAATAAAAAAATCATTAATTCAAGATGTATTTAATAGGGGAGTAGGAGCATATAATACGAACCCGAGTTCTGTTCGTGCGGGTGTAACGAGTGAGGAGATGTGGGCGAAAGCAAGAGTATATAAATATATTCTAAATGTGTTGAAGGCAAGAAGGGGAGAAGAATATTTACAGGGTAGAGGTCACGATACAGACCTCGTGTTGAAGGCGTTATAGATTTTGCCGACTTAAAAATAATTTATCGTATAATAAATTAAAATAACATCATAAAAACGACAAAAATTAAGCAGTTATACTAATATAATTATAATTATATTTAAATAATGACTACAAAAGTCATATAATTAATTAAAATAACATAATTTTCCACTTTTCGGGGGCATTTCGGGGGAAATAATTTATTTAGGAATTTATTTAAATAACTGATTTATAAATTAATTTAAAATAATATATCAGTATAATATATAATGGAAAAAGAAAAAAGGAGCATCATCAAAGATTTAGGAAAATCCACAGCAACTTCTTACGCTCAATCGTATATGAGATTGAGAAATATTTTAGAATTAAAAGACAAAAGAAAACCTATCAAGAAAGTTCCTATTGAGAAAGTTTTAGGAGAAATAGAAAAGGTTGAAAATCCTTCAACCGCTTATAGTGTATATGTAATCGCCAAGAAACTTTTTCCTTACGATAGTAATAAGGAAAAGTTTGATGCTTTGGATAAAATATTAAAAGAGAGAAAGAGAGATATTCAAGTAAATAAAAATAAAAATCTACAAGAAAATCTACCAACTTATAAACAGATTAGCGATGCTGTGAAAAAAGAAACTGACCCACGTAAATATATTACCAGTTTCATAATGTTTAAAATTAATACACGTAATCAAGACATCGCACTTGCTGACCTTCATTCTAAACCAAAAGATAGTTATGATGAAAAACGTAATCATCTTATCGTAGATGGTAATAAAGTTATATTTATTCGCAACGTTTATAAGACTGCGAAAAAATACGGACAAAAGAAAAATATTATTGCTGTTAAAAAGTTTGCTGATATGGTTAAACAAGTGCTGGGAGATGCTGATACAAAACCATTATTTTCTCGTAAAAATGGAGAGCATATCACACCTGCGAGTATTGCCTCTTATTTAAAAAAATTCGTTGTTCTTGGACTGAACGAAGGACAAATCATTAAAGCAGTTCTCAAACACGCCAACGAACAAATCGCATCTTACGATTTATTACGCAAAATATCCTCTAATCGGGGAACTGGAATTAATGTCCTTCTTGCTGAATATGATGTTAGTAATATTAAAGCACCCACCGAAGTTGTGAAACAAGACCAAAAAGTTAAGCAAGAAGTGGAAGTATCTTCATAACCCAAAAACCCAAATCTTGCCCCCCTAAATCACAAAGTGTCGGGATTAGATATATTATAGGGGTTTTTTAAAACAGGGGGCAAAAACTGGATTTTTGGATTTTACTTTTTTATGGTCGCAGAGATGATACGAGTTGAATAATATTTTACTTTCTCCCTGAACCTCTATACAGTCAAATAATGCTTTACACGTTTTATATTTTTTAGGTTTAAATACTAAATCATTATAATTTAATATTGGAATACGTTTTAAGATTTCTTGCTTTGATGGAAATAACCCAGCATATCCAATCCTGTTACGATTAAAGTCGCTATACATCACCACAATAAATAGTTTATTTACCATTTATAATATGTAAATAAAATATTTATTTTTTTGTCTAATAACTCTTACCAACTCTTCCCAATCTTCTATTCATCGCATTATCTACATATACTCGGGTGCGTCTTGCTGCCCGTTGCTGTCTTGTTGCTCTTGGGGCGAAATCACTTTCTCCACCACTTGTTAAATCCATAAAATCATCTAATACAGGATTAAATCTAACGGATTTTGAACCAACACTTGTATCTGTCGTATAATCAGGTTCTGTTAATCTTCCAGCACCTAATCCCGCTTTTCTCATTATTGTTTCTTCTCCCGCAGAAGTTTCAGGAAAATCACTAACATCAGTTGGCGAACCTGCGGGGAGTGGTGCTGATATATCACTTGCTGACTGAAATCCCTCATCAAGAATTTTCTCCATATCTGCTACTAAACCTTCTGCTCGTCCAAAAGATAAATTTGAAGCAGAAGAAACAGAAGAAGCAGAAGGAGTAAAATCACTATCGGGGTCGTGGGCGGAAGGCACAGATGATGTAACAGAACCTATATCACTTATATCTGTTCCTGTTATTCTATCATCACCTACATTTACTGTCGCTCTTGGAAATGCTACATTTTGTCTAAATGCGGTCTGTGCCTCCTGCCTATATGCCGTCATATTATTTCCCAATCTTTGTAATTCTCTATTATTTACACCCATATAATTTCGTAAAAGATTTTCAACTCTAAATACTTCTTTCGCCACTTTGGGTTGATGATTTATTACGCTTGGAAATGGTGGGAAGTATAACGGGATTTCGTAAGGTTTAGGATTTTTAGCAACATCTAACGCAAAGCGAGGTTTAGACGCTGACTTCTTCTTCCTCTTTCTCTTTTTCTTCTTCAACTCCTCCCCCAATACTACTTTCACTATCTGTGTTACATTCTGCCTTTGAACTACTTTTCTCGCCATTATATATAACGTTAGATAAACTATCCGTTAAAGTTACATTTTCATTCCTGACGATTAAAGGGGGAATACGAGCGTCTTCTAATTTTTTATTCTCACACTCCACCATATATTTAAGAGTTTCATCATCAAAACCATAAAACTTTTCTTTGTAATCTTCAAGCGAGATATAATTAGGGTCAAGTTTATTCATATCAATAATCGCTTCTTCTTGCTGTTCTTGAAATCCCTGAAACTGACTAACAAATAAATCTATTTCTTCTTGCGTCCAATCCCTCTCACAATCATACACTTTATCATTTACAATATTATCAATATGTTTATTTAGTAAATTAAAATCTTCGGGTGTTTCTAACTTTTTTATATTTTCCATATATATATAATGCCGAAGAAAAAAATAGTGAGAAAACCGATTGAGAAACTTAACGACGAAGTTATTGAAGTTATTGAAGATAGTTCCAGTAGCGAAGAAGAGGTTGAAGTCCCTCCTCCTCCTAAATTAACTAAACCCAAAAAAGAAAGAACTGCGAAACAATTAGCAAACGACCAAAGATTAAGGGACGCTGCCGAAGCAAGACGCAAAGCAAAAGCAGAACAGAAAGAAGAACCTGTAAAAAAGACAAAAGTTAAAAAAGACAAAATTGTAGAAGAACCTGTATCTGTTCCTGACCCTATTGACCCCGACGACAAACCCCTCACTATGAAACAATATAAAGAACTTTTAGCACAGCAACAAAAACCTAAACGTCAATACAAAAAACGGGAAAAGAAACAACCCGCACCAACACAGACACCACCACCACCTACTCCTGAAAAACCTTCTGTTCCACAAATGCTATTTGTGTAATTTAATTCTCTTATTATATTATAAATGAAAATTACCGAAATACCTAATAAAGATTTACAAGTCCAAAAAGTGGCGATGGAATGCGACAAATGTATCAAAGATAAAAAAGGTCGTAGCATCGCACCCCCTCTTATTAATACATCACATTTTATGATTATCTCGGGAGCAAGTGGTTCAGGAAAGACAAATCTTTTAGTAAATCTTTTAAAGTCTAATAAAATGACGAAAGATAAAAAACATAAAATGTCGTATCGTAAAATGTTTGATAAAGTTATATTTGTTTCTCCGTCCGCCCACACAATCAAAGATAGTCCGTTGGAAAAAATTAGTGACGACCAAAAATTTACAGAATTAAATCACGAAGTATTTGACCTATTGGAAGATATAGGCGAAGATGCCGTTGAAGATAATAAACATAATCTTTTAATTTTAGACGACGTTTCTTCACAATTACGCTCCCGAGATAATGAGAAAATACTGAACCAAACTATTAAAAATCGCCGTCATAAAAATCTATCGGTATGGATAGTGGGACACAAAGTCACTGATTTAGCACCATCACTGCGGTCAAATGCTTCTATGATAATTTTATTCAAACCAAAAACTAACAGAGAAATAAATACAATTCAAGAAGAATATATGCTGATGCCGAAAAAAGAAGCAGACGAAATTATGAAGGTTGCGTATCAGGGACGATACGATTTTTTAATGATTGATGCGTCATTACGTAATGGTGCTGATTTTGAGTTTTACAGAAACTTTAATAAGTTGGAGTTTGAAGAAGAAGACAAAAATGAAAAAGAAAAACCAAAATAATATTTATATATTTTATAAGATGGTTAATTTTTTACGAAACGTTGAAAAAGCGGTTACGCACGGAGGACGAGCGGGTCATAAAGGTAAAAGGGCGGCAAGACAAGTCAAGAAGGCAAAAAAGGCGGCGAAAAAAGGTAATATCGCCGAAGCGGAAAAATTCGCCGCCAAAGCATATAAAAGCGGGAAACAGGCAACAAAACAGGGTATTAAAGGCGGTAAGGCAGTCAAAAGAGGCGGAAAACAACTTATGAGGGCGGGTAAAGCGGCGGTTGCCCGTAATCCAGCGGGTGTCGCCAAAGCATTCGTTGAATAAATATTTGTAGTATATATATGAATAAACTTGAACTACAATTACAAAATAATATAATAATGTATGCCCGACCTACATATCCCTATATTAAAGAATTAAATACGTTAAACGAATTATGGTGCGACGATACAGATTTCGCTATTGGTAATTCTCATCTTTGGATTTTAGACGCACTCAATCTCAAAAAATATTTTGAACGAGAACTTCTTGAAATTAGGTGGAGAAGATATTTAGCGAAATGTGATATTGCCTTAAATTATTTAGGAGATTTAGGAAAATAATTTTCAAAAACAATTAATTAAAAAATTGATTTAGAAAATTATTTTCTCTGTATAGTATAAAATGACCCCGAACCCGAAAAACGTGATTTTAGAAAAAATTGAAACTGATTGCGACGATGACTGTATAGCAAGTAAGATGACTACCCCCAAGAAACTCGCAGAAGATGGTTATACGATTATGAATGTTCGCACTACTGATGTAAAGGTAAATGGTAAAACTTATGGTGCGAAAGCACCGATTGACCGCCGAGCAATAGGTATTAGAGAGTGGGAAAAGATGCCTCACGATGCTCTTGTCGCAAAAATGAATTACGAAAAACCATATACTCTCGGGTTCGGTATTCGTTTAGGCGAACAAGGAAATAAAAAACTTATATGTTCTCTTGACTTTGACTGCTGTAAAAAAATAGACGGAGAATACTTTGACTGCTATGAAACTCTTAAATTGTTTGACGAATATAGAGATGCTGTCGGTGATGAAGTCGGTATGTTCTCTTCCAGCACAAGCGGTAATACAAATATATTGATTGATTATACAGATGCTCCACTTCTTGGAGAAAAACTAAAATCTATTGGAAAAGATAAAATTTGCCGTGATGATTGCGGTCTTGAATTACTTATTTACCACAATCAAGTCATTCCCCCAACTACGACTATTTGTAAGAGAAGCGGTAAAAAGGGGAAACCAAGAGCATTTTATACGCAATTTCCATTTAAAGTTGTGACTGACGATGACCCCGCAACACAATTTATAATGGATTATATAAATACTTGCGATATTGAAAAAAAGGAAAAACCAAAGAAAAAACTAAAAGTTGTGAAAGAAAAAAAAGAAAATACAACAAAAGAGGAAACTGATGAAGTTTTGGATATGATTAATATTGAATACTGGGACGATTACAAGACTTGGACTAAATTAGTTTGGGCGATGATGAATGAAGGTTACAGCAGAAAAATATGCTCGTTTTATTCACAAAAAAGTCATAAATACGATGACGAAGGATTTGATAATATTTATGATAATCCACCTGACGTTATTACACTTACACAGGGAACTATTAATCATTACGCCAAAAAAAGCAGTCCTGAAAAATACAATAAATATATTCAAAAAAAGATTTTGGAAAATAAATCCAAAGTTGAGTTTGTTAAAAATAGAACAGATTTGGGTTTTGCCGAAGTGGCGATTGAACTTTTGGGAGATGATATTATATTTACAGAAGCAACAGAACTATTTATCTATTCCAAAGGATTTTGGAGATGTGATGATAAAATGGTTCAAAATATTATTCAAAAACAAATTATAGGTTTATGTGACGCTTATATCAAAAAACTATACGCAGAGATGATATTACTGGACGGGACGGCAGAGGCAGAAAAAATTAAAATAAAACAAGCAGAAATCGCCGATGTCGGGAAAACAATTAGCACTATTTCAAGCAGTTCAAAATTAAAATCTGTTTTGGAACAGATGAAAATATGTTTGATGAGTAACCAAAAAAATATTAAGTTTGATGCGAAAACTCCTCACGTTATATGCTTTAATAATATTGCTTTTGACCTAAATACCCGAGAAGAATACGATGTAAAAAAAGATGATTATATTACGATGAGAACTGGATATGATTACGAAGAACCAAGCGAAGAACAGGTAAAATTAATTGAGAAAATATTTATTGATATATTCCCTGATGAAGAAATGAGAAAAACATATATCTCCATTTTACGAACTGGATTGAGTGGCGAACGTCAAGAAAAACTATTTATGGCGAATGGTGGGGGGAGAAATGGTAAGGGTTTGTTGAATGAACTGATGATGGAATGTGTTGGAAACTACGGACAAAAACTCAATATGGCGGTTCTTACTGAAAAAATCAAAAGTGGAGCAAATGCCGAAGTTAATAATTTACATAAAAAAAGATGGGTTGTTTCTAACGAACCGAATGATGATGAGGTTATTAAAGCAGGAAATATGAAACGTCTTACGGGCGATGAGCGGATTGATGCTCGGGGTTTATACCAAGATGGTAAAATGCCTGTAATATTGAATATGACTTTGGTGATGGAATTAAATAAAATGATTGCGTTTCAAGGACGTATTGACGATGCGGTTGTATCCCGACTTGTAAAAGTGGATTTCCCCGTATTCTTTACAGATAGTGAATATATGTTACAAAATAATCCAAATGCGAGAAAAGGTAATGCTCTATATAAAAAAGAATGGTGGAAAGAGGAGCATAAACACGCATTCTTTAAATATTTGTTAGATTATGATGTTGATGGTTTATATATTTGTGATAAGGCACGAGATAGTGCGAAAGAATATTTATTGGATAATGATGATATGTATAACTGGTTCAAAGATAATTATATCAAAGTTGAAAACCCTACTCCCTTTGATTTCGTCCAAATTAAAGATGTTTATAATGAGTGGAAAGATAGTGACTTATATAGTAATATGAGTAAAGCAAATAAACGTAAAGCAAATATGAAGAACTTTAAACAGAGTAATATTTTGGAAAATAATGAAATGAAGAAATACTTTGTTGAAAAATACCAAAAATACGAAAATGGTGAAAAAATTATAAGTAAAAATAGTGTATTAATAAATTGGAGAAAAAAACCGCCTAACTGCCTATTGGGGGAAAATAGCGACGAAGAGTAAAAACCCAAAAAATCCAAAAATCCAAATTTTGCCCCCTAAAATAACAAAGTGTCGGGGTAGGTATATTATAGGGGGTTTATTAAAACAGGGGGCAAAAATTGGATTTTTGGATTATTGAATTATTGAATACTTATATAATATTTTTTATTTTACCGAAAATATTATATTCAAAAATCTTTCAAAAGTTCTATCGGTATGTAATAATATTGGTTCAATTCAGGTCTTCCTCTATCAAATCTCCCACCTTTTTTCAGTTCAAATTGCGATATTATTTCGGGAGTTATTTCTATCTCTTTTACGCCGTCTAAAAAATTAAATAGGCAAATAGATTTCTTACCACTTTTCATCATATAGTCTATTTTAGATTTAGAAATCATCGTAGTTGGATATTTATTGTAAGTATTTCTACGGGATTTTAATTCTATCAATACATCATCGTCGCTGTAATCCACCCGACAATTCTTCTCGGTTTTACAGATATTCTCTCCATATTTGTCTTTTATTTTACTAAATAAATCATCTTCTGCTTTAAATCCAAAGTCCAAATCTTTTTGAAACATTATATATTATTATAATATAATAAATGGAAATAGAAGACCCCGAAGAGTTTTTTATTGAGATTTACATATAATTATTCAACAAAATTAGCGTTCGGTGGTGGCGGTGGTGGTGGTGGTGGAGGTGGCGGTGGCGGTAATACATCGTCTGTATTTTCTATTGCGTCGGGGTCGTATGCGTCAAAACCGCTTCCAATATCCATTTCATTTACAATATCTCTATGCTGGTCGTATAAGTTCCTAATTTGTGCGTCTAATTGTGGATTATCACCGACGTTCCCTTGTTGCTGTTCCAACCTATCAATCTCATTATTTATTTGTTGTATTCTCCTTTCCAAATAACTTCTACGTATTGCGGTGTGATTAACTATTCTTCGTCCCCCTCCGCCACTACCGTCGGGCGGAGTTGCTGTATCGTCTTCGTCCATTTATATAACATAATAAAAAATAAATATTGGTTTATATATATGAAGGATACATATTACCTATTTCGCAGTAACAGACCTGAAAAAAAATTTGTAATGGTGATGCCGTCACATAATCATATTCATCATTTCGGTTCGTCAGCACACAGAGATTTTACTTTGATGAATGATAAATCTTCAAAGTTCTATGAACCTGAAAAAGACAAAAGAGAGCAAGTCAAAAAAAATTATCTAAATCGTCATAAGAAAGAACCGAAAGGAGAGCATACGCCGTCCAGTATGAGTGATTTAATATTATGGTCTGCCCCCACATTACAGGGAGGTATTCGCAATTATGCGAAAAAATTTGGAGTAAAAGTCGTATTTCGTAATACAAAATTAAC